GTGGAGATCGTCGAAGAGGTCAAGAAGGAGAAGCGTCGGAAGAAGGAGAAGTAATCGATGGCCTACACGACTCGCGCCCTCGTGAAGACTTCTCTCGGCATTCCTGTCGCTGTCACTTCCGAAGACTCTCAGATCGACGCGGCGATCGCAGCTGCAGACGCGGCTATCGATCAATACTGCGGCCGGACTTTCGCGACCTCGAGCACGACTCGGCAGTATCAGCCGACCTCGGCGTTTCTCGTCTACTGCGATGACCTGGCCTCGAAGACGATCACGCTCACGACGGACGACGACGACGATGGTGTCTATGAAACGACGCTGACCGCGAACACCGATTACATCGTCTATGGCAATAGCGCCCCGTACACGCTGATAAAGAACGTGAACGGAGGCTGGCCTCTGTCCTACTACGGCCGACCGACCGTGCAGATCCAGGGAACCTTCGGCTACGCAGCGGCTGTGCCGGCCACAGTCGCTCAGGCCTCGCTCTTGCTGTCGGCACGCATCTATCAGCGTAAGGCTTCGCCACTCGGCTTCCAGGCCGGCGTCGTTTCGGAGCTAGGTCCTGTGCGCATCTCGAGAAACGATCCGGACGTCGCCGCGATGCTCTCCGGGCTCCGTCTCTTCGGGGTCGGCTGATGAGCGACTACGGCACCATCAAAGCCGGCCTAGCGTCCGTCATCGACAACTCGGCCAACCTGAGCGTCGTCTACGCCGACCCCCAGGACCGGATCATTACCCCTTCGGCACAGATCCTGCCTGGAGGACCAGTCGTCGAGTATTACCAGACTCTTCAGAACGGCCTGAACTTGTTCCGGTTCACGGTCCTCGTCTGTGTTCAGCGTTTCGAGACGATCTCGGCGCTCGACCGGCTCGACGTCTTCATCTACGGATCAGGAAGCATCCGCGCGCTCGTCGACGCCGACCCGACCCTCGGAGGAGTCGCTTCGACGTCGATCGTCACTCGTTGTAGTACCGTGGGCATGGTGTCAAGCGGCGAGGACGCATACCTCGGCGCCGAGTTCGAGGTCGAGGTCTACGTCTAATGCCAGTCTTCTCCAATTCCACGACGATCGCCTACGACGAGCTCGCTCTCGCCGCCTACGTCCGCTCCGTCACCCCGACGCTCGGCTTCCAGCAATACGACTCGACCACCCTCGCCGACAGCTCTCAGAAATTCACGGCCGGCCTCCGCGAAAACAACCTCACGATCGAGGGCCTGTTCGACTCGACGACCGGAGCCGGAACCCTGTTTACCGAACTCACCGGAAACGCCGGCTCGGACACCGCCGTCCCGACGACGATCGCCCCGGCCGGCTTCTCCGCTGGAGCGTCGGCCTACCTGCTGCCGGCGAAAACCGTGAACCTGGCGCTCTCGAGCACCGTCTCCGATCTCGTTCCCTTCACGCTGACGCTCGGAGCTGGAGGAAACGGCGGCTTCGGAACCTGTCTCACCGGCCTCGCTGCGCTCACCGCGTCCGGAAACTCGACAAGCCAGGACGACACAGCTTCGAGCTCTAATGGGCTCCTCGCCCACCTGCACATCACCGCCGTTTCCGGCACGACGCCCTCGATGACCGTCACGATCGAACACTCGACGAATAACTCGACCTGGGCGACTCTCGGATCGTTCTCGGCCGCGACCGCCATCGGATCGCAAATCTTGAACGTCTCCGGCACAGTCAACCGCTACGTTCGTGCGGCTTATACGATCTCCGGCACCACCCCATCGTTCACCACACTCATCGCCTACGAAAGGTTCTAAGAAATGCCCGTTCTCGGAAAGAACTCAGTCTTCAAGCTTGACAACCAGGCCGGCTCGCTGCAGGACCTCTCGGCCTACCTGACCGACATCTCCGGCGTCGACGTCCCGACCGCGATGATCGACACCACGACCTTCGGAGACTCGAGCGTCGAGTTCACGGCCGGCCTCAAGGGTGGAAACACGATCACCCTGACCGGCAACTACGACTCGACGCCGAACACGCACTTCACCGCGCTCACGAACTCGGCGACTTACACGTACGAGTATTCGCCGGCCGGAACGACGGCAGGCCTGCCGAAGCTGTCCGGCGAGGTCACGTTCGTGAACTACGCGATCACCTCGGCCGTCGCCGACGTCGTGAAGTTCACTGTCACGCTTCAGACCACCGGAACCCAGACCTGGGGAACGAACTAACAACATCGGACCGGAAAGAGGGGAAACATGATCGAGCTAGAGGCTCACGTCGAGCTCCTCGACGGCCAGACCTACGACGTCCAGCTAACCCCTGGGATTATCTACCGATGGCAGAAAAGCCATCCGACGCTCTCCATCGTCGAAGCGTTCGAGAACAACGTCTACGACGCGCTCCTCGAGCTCGCCTGGGAAGCCGCGAAAACAGCCGGCCACACGACCGAACCTGTTCACCTATGGGTCGACAAGGTGCGCTCGCACGCTTTCAGATCCCCAAAAGAGCCGACGAGCGTCTGATCGACACGATCGCCGCGCTCGCGATCCGGACCGGCATCTCACCGCGAGAACTACTCGAAACCCCTGGCGACATCTTCGCGCGCATGGTGGAGCTGGTCAACGAGTCACTGGCCTGAGATCGTAGGATCTGGCTCTATGTCCGTCTCGACGACCATCATCGGCGCGAAAGAGCTCGAAATGAAGCTGGATCGTTACCGTTCGCTCGTCGACGGCCGAGGCCTCCGCTGGATCTCCACCGAAGTCGGCAAGAAAACGAAGAAAGAGCTCCTTGACACCGCAAAGCAGGACGTCGGCTCCGACGCCTACATGAGCGGATGGCGTCGACCACCCAGGAAACGAGTCCGAGTCCGCGCCGGCTTCGACTTTCGCAGCGACGGCGTTATCGAGTTCAAGCCAAAGCCGAACGGCATCTGGAAAGTGCTCGAAGAAGGCCGCGATTCCGGGATCTCTCGCCGGCGCGCAACTCGAGGCCGCGTCTACGGCCGAACGACCGGGAAACAGACCTGGAGCCGCGCCTGGGCGTCGATCAACCCTCAAGTACCGGGATGGGTCGCGAAGGCTAACTCGGAGCTCCTGAAGAACTCCTGGAAGGGAATCTGAGATGGCCGGCTTTGCTGACAAGGTAAAGGTTCTGATCGACGTCGACTCGAGCGGCGCTGTCTCGGGTCTGACGAAGTTCAGGACGTCGTTTAAGGAGGCCGAAGGAGCGGCTGGGAAGTTTAAGGTCGCGTCTGGTGCGGCGATGGACTTCGTGAAAGCGAACGCCGTGTCGATGGCCGCTGGAGCAGGAATCGCGATCGCTGCTTTCGCGGCGAAAGCAGTCGGAGCGTTCCAGGAGCTCGCCCTGTCAGCGGACAAGTTCTCGAACGCGACCGGCCTCGCAGTCGAGGATGCGAGCCGATACATGGAGGTTCTCGGCGACATCGGCGTCGAGCAGGGAAGCCTACAAACAGGCCTAAACAAGCTGAACCGAGCTGTGGCCGACAACTCGGCAGCGTTCGCCGACGCCGGCATCGAGATCGTGAAAACCGGCAACGGTGCGACCGACGTAAACAAGACGTTCCTAAACACCGTCGAGGCGCTGAGGAACATTAAAGACCCGGCCGAGAAAGCTCGTGTCGCGACACAGCTCCTCGGGAAAGGCTGGCAGGAGCTCTCCACCGTCATAAACATGGGAGCAGACGACCTCGAGAAATCGCTCGCGTCTGTCTCCGACGCGAAAGTCGTCGACGAGGACGAAGTGCGGAAAGCGAAGCAGCTCCGCGACACACTGGACACTCTGAAAGACGCCGGAGAAGACTTCGCGCTCGCTCTCGGCGAGACCGTCGTCCCGATTCTGGCCGACGTCGTGGAAGTCATTCTGGACGTCGTGGGAGCTGTAAAAGCCGTGAGCGGCGCGATCGGCCGTTTCTTTGACCTGCTTCCCCAGGGATCGAACGACATGGGCAAAGTCGCTGCCGAGTTTGAGCGTTTCGCCGGCGTCGGACAAGCTATCGGAAAGATCGTCACGAACGACCTTCAGAAGCCGCTTCAGGAGCTCGAGGAAGTCACCTTGCCGAACGTGACGTATGCCTGGGACTCGTTCCTCGGCAAACTCGACGAAGAGGAAGCATTCGCCGGCGCGAAACAGTCGATCGCGGAAGTAAAGCAGGCTCTTACAGACGCTTTCAGCGGAGAAGCTGTCGACAGCGCCGCATTCGAGGGATCTGTCCGTGACGCGCAGCGACGGATCGGCGACGTCGTAGACACTCTCCTCGAGGCCGGTACTCTGAGCAGATCGGAAGCGAACGCAATCCTTTTCAACATCAAGGTTCTCGGCATCGAGGGCCTCGAGTATGCACTCGCCCTACTGGAGAATCCGGCGCTCCGGATCGACAGCGCGAACGTCTCCATGCGTCCGAACACGACCTACATTCCTGGCATCGGAACGTTCCCTGCTCGAGCAGCTGGTGGACCTGTCTCGGCCGGAATGCCCTATCTCGTTGGCGAACGTGGACCGGAGCTCTTCGTCCCAGGAGCGTCCGGCCAGATCATCCCGAACGGAGCGGCCGGCTCGACGATCAACGTCACCGTAACGTCAGCCGATCCGAACGAGGTCGTGCGCGCACTGCAGCGCTACGTTCGGCAATCCGGTCCGGTCCCGATCAACACTCGGACGATGTAATGGGAAAACTTTCCTGGCTTGTTTCCATAAACGGAGTCGATCGGACGTCTCGAGTGCTGTCGCTCAGCATCTCGCAAGGCCGACAGAGTTACCGCGACAACTACAGCGGAGGCTCAATCACCTGTACGATTCAGAACAACGACAACTTCGCAGGTGGAATCACCATCGGAGGCCAGATCGACGTCACCATCTCTGGATCGGGCGGCACCTACCAATTCGACGGATGGATCTCGTCGATCGAATACCAAGACGCCGGAGGAGGAGTCGGACTGTCGACTGCAACGATTACCGGCGTCGACGACGTAGGTCGACTGGGCCGCGCTCGAATAAACGGAGTCGCTTTCACACAAGCACTCACCACGACCCAAGCAGTAAGTCAGATCCCAGCGTCAGCACTGAACGACGTCACGATGGCGAGCGTCGGCGGAGGATCGTCGATAGCACAGGCCAACACCTACACAGGCTCGACGCTCAACTATCTAAACCTCCTGAACGCAACCGAAAGAGGCTCGATCTACACCTATGTCAGTCAGGTGCTATTCGTCGGCCGAAACGGAATGGCAAACCTGCCGACGACCACCAAGTCCTTCGGACGAAACCCTGCTACGAACGTCATCGGCTACAAAGAGTTCCGTCGTATCGCGGCCGGTAACCAATACATCTCGACATTCACCGTCTCAGCGACCGGAATAACAGACCAAACCTACGAAAACACAACAGCGACCGACACCTATGGACAAGGTACTGACTCCAGTCAGACACTCGACTACAACACCACCCAGGCCCTCGGAAACGCACAGTGGATGGTGAACGCTTTCGACGATCCGAACGAGCTCCGCTTTGAGGTCGACTTCACAGACCTCGGAAACAACGACTCAGACCTGTATCAGATCTTCGCGGACTGTCAGATCGGCGCGATCCTTCCGCTGAGCTATCGACTGCCAGGAGCCGGCTCCGATGTGACCGTCAGTGTCAAGATCGAGGGCTACAGGTTCTCGGCGAACCCTGGGCAGACGATCTGCACTGCCTATCTGTCGCCGGCGACCTACTACCAGTTCTTTACGCTCAATTCCAGTACGCTCGGCGTTCTCAACACTTCACGACTCGGATGGTGACCTAATGGCAGTCAAAAGCAACTTCGCAAGTGGTGACGTTCTGAACGCGTCCGACGTCAACACCTACCTGACGAACGGTGGCCTCGTCTACATCAACGGCGGATCGGGAAACAACGTCGCCAGTTTCACGGTCAGCGACTGCTTCACGTCGACCTACAACATGTACCGGCTAGTCCTGTCTACTCAGTTGACCACCACGAATCTCACGGTCACGCTTTTTCAACTGATGAACGGGGCAACCCTGATAAACACGAATTACGTTTCCCGTAGTCTCTGGGCAAATCTTCTGACCGTCGCGACAACCTTCCAAGATTACGACAACAGCACGACGGCCGTAACGCTTGGATGCCCGTCCGAAGGAACAACCGGCTCCCTTCATTCAGTTGATATCGCGTCACCTAATGCGGCTCAAGCGACCTACTTCACTGGAAACTTCACCGGAGCCCGCGCAGGGGTCGCGTATTACATGGGGCCGCTCGGTGGTGTTCAAACTTCAACGACACAGGCCACAGGATTCCGAATCACGACCCCCGGCTACAACTTCAACTACCGCTACCGGATTTATGGATACAGAGAAGCATGATGAAACCGAAAGTCGACATCTACGAATGTTCCACCGGAGAAGTCATTTCACGCGAAATGACCGACGAGGAATACGCCGAACTACTGGCCTCCGGCTGGACACCCGAAGCCGTTGAGCCCGATCCGGAATGAAACTGGCCGCCGTCCTGATCGCCACCCTGCTATTGGCTGGATGCGCTGACAGAACCCGACTCACCTGCCAAGACGACCCAGGAGCTC